CTGCGGGATGCGGTTCTGTCAGCTAAAGGAATGATAGGCCACCCTGACAACATCGCCATTCTAGACAGAGTGCTCGCTGCAACGGAGCCGAAGCCATGAAGTACCTAGTCGGAGTCCTCGGATTTATTGCGGTTCTGGCTCTGTACTGGATCGGCGGAGGAGAGTTTGAGCGCAGCCCTGTGATGGCCTATTACTGCGTCGTTGCCGTGTTTGTCGGTGGCGTCGCATACACGTTTTGGAGTTGGTGACATGACAAATTGCAAAGACTGCAAGTTCTACCAGTCCAACACCGACTGGAACGGATGGTGCCTCATCGACTTGCCGCGGTGGCTTCGCGTGGCGGTTGTGCAACTCCATGAGGGTGAGAATCGCTTCGTCCGCGCTGATGATCGTTGCGACTTGGGGGCGCCGAAATGAGCTGCCAACACGGAAACCACGTAGACGACTGCGACCTGTGCAACGAACTGCTCGCCGAATATCGCTCAGGAATTGAGCATGGCAAAAGGGAAGGCTGGAAGGCCTGCGAGAAGGCCCACGGCATTTTCGAGGGGAAGCACATGGAGGCGGAATCACTCCGCCAGCAACTCGCGGAGCGGGATGCCGCTATTGCGAGACTGGAGAAAAGGCTCGCTCAGTGGTGATTGGCGCCTACCGCCCCCGGCGCCTCTTCAGTTCGGCCAGCGCCTCGTCTTCGGAATACAGGTCGCCGAGGGACTGAAGCCCCGTAGCAGCCCGGGACATGCCGGGAGCCACCGGGGCGACGGCCCGGCCAGCAGCAGCAAATGGCCTCGACGCCCGGCCGGCAAGGTGGGCGAGCTCTCCAGAGAAGCGCGGGCTCTCGGCCGCGAGCGCAGCAAGGAACCCCGGGTGCGTGGCGACAGACAATCCGGCCGTGATCGGAATGGCGGTCGCGTTCTGAATGCCCCGTGGCATCCACGTGTTCAGCGCCTGTCCGGCGATCTGCGGCATCAGGGGAAGACCCCCCTCTCCCGTAAGGGTGTCAAGATCGCGGACACGCTTCCCGAAGTTCGTGTTGACGTTGTTCCGCAGCACGCTGGTGAGCTTCCGTAGCGTCGAGTCGGTGGATGCCTTGTCGCCGAGCGATAGGCTCTTCGTCAGGTCGTCGATTTTCGCCGAGGCCGCCCCCCAGTCGTCCATCGTCTTCGCGTAGTCCGGTGCGACGGCGCGGATTTCCTTGTTGATAGCCGCCCGCATCTGGGTGATCGCCCGTCCAGCAGAGGGGGCATTGATCCGGTCGTATGGAAGGTCATTGATAAGCTGCTTCAGGGCGTCCATGCCGTTGACGGTGTGCGACGCCGGGTCGTTCCGCCACTTGGCAAGGGCAGATTCAATGTCGGCCATCACTGCCTGCTGCGGCTGCCCAACCTTGAACTTCCCGCGGTGCTGCATCGAGGCGAGAATGTCGCCATAGGCCTTGTCGATTGGCGCGAAGCTGACCGGCGCGTCGGCGCCTTTCCACCCGGCAGAGTTGGTCTGGTACTCGGCCGCACGTGCCTGCCGGATGTTGTCCAGATTCTCACGGGCGACGGCGACGATCTCATCCGGCCGCGCCTCTCCTCGCATGTTCGACCGGAAGGACTTCCCGGCGTCTCCGCCCTCTTGCCCGGCCTGATAGGCGATCTTCAGCGCATCGCCGCCGGCGCCGCTCAGGTTCCCGGCGATGGTGGCGCCGACGTTGCCGAGCGTGTTCGCAGTTCCGGCCACGCCCTTCGCGGCAAGATTGACCGGATCGGTGAATGCCGCGGCGCGGGAAAGGGTCGACGCAACTGACCCAGCCTTCGGGGCGATCATCGCGCCACCGGTCGCCAGCGTCGAGACGTCGGAAAGAGCGCCGACCGGATCGCGTCCGATCGTGTTCAGGATGTTCTGGCCGCCGCCGTACCGCTGGCTCAGATACTGCCCGGCAGCACTGCCCACCGCCTCGCGCCGCGCAAGCTCCTCCGGGGTCTCGGGAGACGCCTTGTCGAGGAACTTCAGCAGATCGGGCGATGCCATCTTGATCGCGTTCCGAATACCTCCCCCGGCGACGTCCCGCAGACCCTTCGCGGTCTCGACCGGGTTGGTCACTGCCTGCCAGATGTCGCCGGCGAAATTTGCGGCGCTCTGGGGCGCGTTTCGGATCGCGGCCATCGGTACATCACCCAGAGACAGATCGGGCGCTGTAGGGGCTTGCATGGGGCTTGCTGGGGCTTTCTGGCCTGTGTTCGCCTGAGCGTAGGCAAGAACCTGTTCCTGAGTCGCGCCTTCGGGGGCGTCGACTTCCCATTCCTTGCCGTCGGGCGAGGTGATGATGTAGGTCGGCATGTCAGTTTCCCTTCGGACGGATGCCCCACCCACCGCCGGCCGCTGCCGGCGCGGCAGGTTGCACGAACGGCGTCGCGTAGGGGTTCGGAACCTTCACGCCGGCCGCTGCCCGGGCCTTGCCCGCGGCGATAACTTCCTTCAGGTCGGCAAGGGCTTGACGGTGCGCCGCCGGGCTCTGCTTCAGGCTCAGGGAGGTGATCGCGTTCGTCGCCTTCTGGCCTTCGATTTCCGTAATCGCACCACCACCGCGAAGCGACTCGAACGCCTGCAAGAACGCCGTTCCGGTGACTTGGCCGAGCTTGGATTCATAGTCGGCCGCGGCGCTGCCCGGGATGGTGGGGAGGAGCGATGTCAGGCCGACGGCCTTGTCCAGCCCCGGGTGGGTCAGGGCGGAGTCAATTACCGCCGTTGCTGCATCGGCCTTCGCGATAGCCGCCGGCGCATTGATCGCGCTCTGGGCGTTCGCCTTGCCGACCTCGGTCGCGGCTGCCTTCTGCTCGGACACTTGGCCCTGAAACTCTGGCAGTTTGGACTCGACCGAGAAGGGCATCCCCTTCGCCGGTTCGACGGTCTTCGTGCCATCGTTGGCGTACCGAACCACATTGACCGCCCCGGTCTTCGGGTCGCGCTCGTAATGCGGGGTCGTGCCGTAACTGGCCGGGTTCATGGTCTTGAGCAGGCCGGCGCGAATCTGCATCGCCTTCTCGGGCTCGCCCTTCGCGTCGTAGTAGTCGGCCATGCGATTTGTCTCTTCGATGCTCATGTCCTCCTGCTGGAGCTTGCGCTCGGCGAGACGGGACCGGGCCTGCGATTCCTTGCGCTTCTGCTGGAGCTCCCACAGTTCGTTCTCGGCCTGCTGGCGATTGTGGACGGCGTTGTTGGCGGCCATCACGCCCATGCCCAGAGGCCTGCCCCAGTCTGTCCCAGAGGCGGCCATGATCGCGGCGCCCATCTGGGTCAGCGGGTTGGTCATCATCTTCTCGTACATGTTCATCTCGCGCTGCGGGGGCATTTCCGGCTCGGCGTACTGCGGTTGCTGCTGCCGCCGCATCTGCGCCATGCGGGCCACATAGTCCATGTACTCGCGGCGCTTCTGCTCTTCGTCAAGGGCTGACAGGTTGATGTCTGCGGGCATTGCGTTCTCCTTCGGTGCTTCGATGTTCTGCGGGTCCAGCCGTGCGCGTACCTGCTGGGCGTACTGGGCAGTCGTTGGATGGCCCTTCGGGGCTTGGCCGCGGCCGTAGTATGCACCGGTGCGGTCCTCCAGAGTCTGCCCGCCCTTCGCATACAGGCTCGACGCGAAGTCAGCCTGTTCCTTCAGCGACCCGGCCGCGGGGAACCCCGGGTGATAGTAGGGAACCACCTGAAACGGCCCCAAAGCATTTCCGCGCCCGCGAGAGAGCGCCGGCCCCTTGATATTCGGATCGAGCGCCCCACCTGATTCCTGTTTCCAGATCGAGCGGAACTCGCCCGGCAGCAGGCCCAGTGCACTTTCGCGCTCGGCCAGATAGGCTTCGAGCTCTTCGCGTGTCATGCTTTCCGCTTCCGACCTTTGTTGAGCTGCTGCAACGCCTCGACGAGCGGGAACAGGTACTCAAACTGCATGTCCTGCGCCTGCGGGGTTCTCATGCTGACCTGCGGAGGCGGAGGGATGCCGTTGCTGCCGTCGTTCGCCATCTTCGACAGTGCGGAGCCGGCCGCCATGAGCCCGCCAGCGGTTGCGCCCATCTGCGGAGAGGGCTGGGCATTCATCTGCATGTAGGGCGCCTGCGACACCTCGCCGCCGAGCCCGATTCCCTGTGAGGGCGGAGTCATCGGCGTGTTCGGGTTCTGCTCGAACTGAAACTGGTTCAGGTACGGCTCGGGCTCCATCAGTCGTTCATACGACGGCCCGTAGTCGTTCGAGCCGAACGGGTCTTGCTTCCTGAAGCTGTACATGACACCCCCTTACGCCGGGCCGGCTTGCGACGGAGTTGGCGACAATTGACTTCCCATCGCCCGGGCAACGTCCATCGGGAGACCGCCAGCCTTGCCGGTTTTCATCGCGTTGCCATACCCGATCTGCGGCTGCTGCGGCGCCCGGGACATCATCACCTGTTCGAGCGACATCGGCTGACCGCCGACCTGACCCATCCACGATGGCATCTGCGGGCTCAACCCTTGAGCCTGCTGCTGGTCGTACTGGCCCATCTGCTTGACCGCCTCATCATGGATCGGCATGCCGTAGGGACTGAGCATGTCCTGCGTCAGGGAAATCCGCGGATCGGCCGCGCTCTTCCCCCACGTGTCCATGGCGAAGTTGCCCTGCATCCACGAGGGCTTCCCCTGCGCCGTGAAGGGGTTCATGGTCTGGTTGTATCCAGAGTTCCGGTAGTGCGACGGGTCCGTATCGAAAACCGGCGCCTTGACCGCACTGTTCTTGCTCTTGCCTCCACCGCCCATTTCGTGCTCCTACTTGACCATGCTGTAATCGACCGCATCGAAGCCGGATGGCATCCGATGCACCCATTCTGCCGGAACCTCGTCGGCCATCACGCCAACGCCCGGGGCGCCCCAGACGTAGTCCCAAGCGTAGATATTGAACCCCGCCCCGGTCTTCCCGATCTGGCGGATATTCCGCTTAAGCCGGCGGTCGGACATCATCATCGCGATGCCTGCGACAGTGGCCGCGGTTCCGATGCCGGAGGCAACCTGCGAGCCACGCGACGCCTGCTGCGAGCTCTGGCCGGTTCCCTGCTGCACGCCGTATGGCTGGTACGCATTGGTGACTTGGTTGATGTTCTGGAGGCGCTGCCACGGCTCTTGAAACTGGAAGTTGTACCGGTTCATCGAGTCCTGCAACGCCCGGCCCTGATAGTCCTCGACGGTCTGACCGGCCTGCCCGAGCATCCCGGCGCCCTGAGCGAGAGCGTTCGCGCCCTTACCCTGCATGTCTGCACCGGCCCCGTACATCTGGCCGAGCTTGCCCATCCAGTCCGTAGAACCCTGCAAGCCCTGCTGGACGTTGCCGATCTGGCTCAGAGCATTCTGCTGCGCCCCAAGCCCCTGCCCGTAGGCGTTCAACATGGTCGAGGCGTTCGTGTTCATCAGGCCGCCCATCGTGTCACCAATGGCCTTCCCTTGCATCATCCCGTGGCGCGAGGAGCCGAGAGCGTTCACACCTTGAGCTCCCTGATTCACCATCGGCATCGCCTGCCCGAGAGAGCCCATCGCGATGCGCTGGTTCGCGGCGAGCTGGTTCTGCACGTAGGGATTGTTCGCGACGTCGGCCGCGTTCGACAGGAAGTTGTAATTCTGCAACCCGGTCTGCCCGACCTGATTCAGCCCGGGAACCGCGCCGTATCCGTACTGGGCCGCGTTCTGCATCATGTTCCCGGCGGTGTCGTACCCTCCGGCGGTTCCGGCCATCGTCCTGCCGGCCTGAGACGCCAGATCAACCCCCTCCTGCGTCAAGCCGGAAGGCCCGACGTAACCCTGCCCCGGGAAGTACCCGGTAGGCTGGTCCATGATGCTCTGCCCGAGCGCCCCGCCGTATCCGAGCATCGGCATCATCGCCGAGTTCGGGGTGAGGCTTGAACTTTGATTGCTTGTGCTGCTTCCGCCGCCGCCCATGATTTTCTCCTTCAGACGTCCATGTCGATGATTATGCGCTTTCGCTCGGCGCCAAGTTTGCGAAACCACCCCGGCCGCCCCGTTCCGGTCATCCCGGTACAGCCGACAGACTTGGCGATTGCCTTCAGCGTGGTGAGGCACTGAAACCACAATTCTTCGGTGTGCGAGTCAGCACCGACCAACAAAACATCCATTACGGTTCGGCGAGGGTAGTAGGTGAGTTGAGTAACGCACGCCCCGAAATACTCGCCGTCATTCACCAGCGCCCAGAGGGCAACGTGTCCAGACTCGGCCATCGACTTCACGTCTTCCTCGTTCCAGTCGACGTGACACCCGCTTTCGCGGATCGCGGACTCGATGTAGCCGACCAACTGCCCCCAGACCTTCGGAAGGCGGGGATCGACGCGGAGGATCAGAGCTTGGTCCATGCGGTCCCGTTATAGACGTAGACGCCCTTGCCGGCGCCGGGATTCCATTGTACCCCGTCGGCGTACCGCAGCATGCCCTCCCGGAAGTGCTCTGGGGGCTCTGTGGTGACGTCAAGGTCGAGGATGGTACTCTGCCCTTGGAAGATGGCAGAAAGCTCCCTACGGAGCCATTCTGTAAGTTCTGGCGACAGTCCGGCAGGAACGGTGCCGGGGTAGTACCTGCGTGAGGCGGTTCCTCTTGCCATCAGCGTTCCCCAGCCCGTTCCCACTGATACGTGAGGGCGGCGAGGTTCCAGTTGCCTGCTGCGCGACTTTCGACGCGGACACAGATGAACCTCCCCGTGACTCTCGGCGTAACCGATCCGCCGACCCCGGGGATGAACTCATACGGCCCATCCCACACCGGGGAGGCGCCATCGGAAATCTGGCCGCCGATGCTGATATTCACCGGAATGCTTCCAATGATCTCCGGCCACACCTCTGTGACCATCGCCATCCCGTCAGCACCTTCAATCGGCATGCCGACACGTTCGGCGCGGCAATACTTCGGGTTCCCGCTGCTGTCGGTGTCGGACAGGGCAATCACGCTGACCCACCACGAGGTGTCGGCGTCGTTCGACTCGTAAAGCAGAATGTCAGGGACCGAAGGCTGATAGACGCCCTTGTTCCACGATCCGTCGGTCTGTTCGTCCCACGGCTGCCCGCCGACCATGCGGGGGTACTTCTGGTTCAGAGGGGCTTGGCTTGCAAGCTCGTCCCACGACGGCAAGTCAGCCGAGACAGTGACCAGCGCCTCGTCGAAGCCGTAGCCGAAATTCAGCCGGCGATTGCCCCACGTGCCTTCTTCGTAGTTGAACACGAGGGCGGAAGAGAGCTGCTGGAAACCAGCGGATACGCCGGCGACAAAAAGCTGGCTGGTTGCCGAGTGCACATAAACCTGCGACCGCTCCCAGAGCTCTTCGGAAATCTCATTGGTGATCGAGTTGCGGAGTTTCCCATCGACAAGACTCGCCGAGTTCTGGCCGTCGAAGAACAGGATGTCGGTCGTCGTGAAAACCACCATCCCGCCCTGCATCGCGGCAAACCCGCGTTCAAGTCGAGTCCCGACCCCGCCCTTCAGACGATCCACGCGCATGACGTACTCGCCGCCGATCCACGACATCGAGTAGATCGCGTCTTCCTTGACGATGTAGAGCTGATCGCGAACCACGGCGCCGCCAACAATCACGCCGCCGGTTTCGCCGAGAATGTCGTCGCCCGCGTCGTTGGTGACGGCTGGAATCCACTCGGTAGGAAGCGATCCTTCCTGAGCCGAGTTGGACCAGCGGAGCTTGTGCGGGAAGCTGTCGTTGCCCTCTTTCATCCCGAGCGCCACGAGGAAATAGCGGAACGCGATGATCGACCGGCAGCGCCAGTCTGTATCCCACCCGGGGAGCGGGGCAAGAATCTGGTTGAGCGGATCGGCCGCCCCGGTGTCCCAGAAGAACGCCCCATCGGTAGCCGAATTGACCACCATAACGCCGTTCAGGTTGGTGAATGAGACCGGGCCGCCAGTGAAGTCCGCGGCCGGGGTGATCTCTTTCTCGGTCTGGGAAATCAGGTCGTAGGACATGACCTTCTGACCGTCCGACACGACGACGTACCACCGACCAGTCGGGCCGACATACGTCGCGTGATACAGGGGCCGCACAGAGACATTGAACAGCTTTCTCTCCCCGCGAACCGACCGCAGCGATCCGTCGTTGGTCGTCACATTGACCAGCGAGGTCCAAGCGTTCTGCGGGATAGAAGACGGAACCGGATCGGGCATCAGCCCGATGGCGCCAAGCTGCTCAACTCTCTGCCGTGGCATGTCAATCCTTTGGTTGAATGAAGTCCCGAACGATTGGAATCACCCGCAGCCAGTTCCCGCAGGGGCATTGATCCTCACCCCTGTTGTTCGGGTTGTAGCACGTGCGAACGGTCGTCCGCATGGCCCTGCACAACTCTTCCTGCTGTCCGGTGATGATGGCGACAGGAAGCACGATAGGCCCGAGAACGAGGGCCGTTGCCGCCTCTGCAAGCACCAGCTTGTGCTGTGGTGTCAGTTCAGGACGGCGATCCTCTGCCTGCGCCAACATCGGCAGGCAGAGCGCCAGAATGAGCAGTAGCCGGTTCATTTCTGGCAGGCCGGGGCAGCGGCTGCGTACTTGCTGGCGCAGAGCACCTTGACCGCGTCTTCCTTCATCCCCATCGTATTGAAGCTGCGAGCCGTTTCACGGATGCCGCACTCGTCATCTGTCCACGAGCTGCCGATGCTCACTCCGAAGCCGACACCAGCGCCGCCGATTGTCGAACTTCCCATGCACGGCGCAGTCGGATAGACGTTCCCACCAAACACGTTTGGGACGTTCCTGATCTCGACCTTGCCGGCCTGTTCGAGCCGGGTGTTGGCAGGGATTTCAGCCTCGTTCACGGTCAGAGAGACATCAGCCGGGGCGACATAGACCGAGGCCAGCGCACGGCTGCGGCTGTCGGCGTTGCTGAACTGGGCTTGGCCTTGTCCTTGCGCCTGCCCCTGAATCTGGCCTTGGGCCTGACCTTGGTTCTGCGCTTGGACGCCCCCGCCGCCGCCGGGAGGGTTGTCGTTGCCGATACCGACCGCGAAGGCCGAGGTGGCGAAAAAGGCGAGTGCTGCGATGAGAAGTTTCATTGTTGTGATCCTATAGAACGGGTTGTGGAAGTGGTGTTGCTCTTGGTCACGTCGCCACTGGTCGTACCCTCCCCTTGCGTGGCGGTTTGAATCGTGTGGCAGTCCATCGTGCAGTTCGGCTGCCCGAAGTTCAGGGATTGCAGGTTCGGCTGGGCGGCGTTCATGTTGACCGTCGTGCCGCAGCCGGCGAGGAGGAAGAGGGGGAGTAGGTAGCGCATCAGAGTTCCGCCAACCACAAGGCGCCGGCAGGAGGAACCGTGGCGGAGGCATTGCCCGCAACGAGACCGGAGGTAACAGTAAGCACTTGAATATCTCCGTTAACGACGGTTGGTAATGTCACCGTCGCACCAGCAGTTACTCCGGCTACAGCAATACAAGACCACCCCGACGTGGCAGACAAGGTTGGTGTGGCCCTCATGTCTGAAACGTCATAATACCCGATTGATTGCGTCGGTGCCGTAGCCTGAAAGATAGACCTGACTACTGGTTTTGCGTATCTCCTGCACAGGCTCCGCTCCAGACCAATCGGGCGCCGCTCGAACGGAGTGGCGATTGAGCCTTCTTCGAGTTGGACAGCAGTTATTCCAACCTGCGTTGCGCCAACAGGGCCGGGAAATCCAATTGTCAGTTGAATCCCGTTTTTGGCTGAATCTGGCAGCGAGGCAGGCATGGTAAATACCAACGTCTGCCACCCACCAGTGAGAGTAACGACTGGTCCTGCGGCGACTTCCGTTATCGTAGCAAAGTTATCAACAGCGTTCGCAGTCCATAATTTGATCTGCACGGTTTGCCCTGCCGGACCAAACACGCCGAGAGATACTGTGACCGGTTTCCCGGCCAGCAACCATGTATTTTCAGATTCAATCCTCTGGGAGAAATATACCGCCCCCGATCCGGCAACGCCGGTGAAAACAAGGGAGTATTTCCCGAAACTTGCAGCAGCACCGAGATTCCACGAAGCAAGGTTGCTGTCAGATGTCTGAATAATCCAGCGGTCGTGTGCGTATCTGCCAGCGCCAAAATTCAATCCAGAAGATGAGTCTCCCCGCTGTCTAACTCGCATGTCTCCGTTGATGATTTTGTTGCGGAACCCCGTCAACTGGCCCGAGTTGTCATCGCCGAAGCGGAATGCCTCGCCCTTGTTGGTGCCGAGGGAGCCGACGTTGTTGCTGATTGCTGTGAGTTTTGCGGTCATGTCAGTATCCTATCGCGATCCATGAAACATTGACCCCGGTCAAGGCAGTAAGTGATGTGGATAGCGAAACCGTTATTGAGGCGTTGCCATCGTTCAAGATGTTGGTTGCCATCGTTTGCCCGGAAACAAGGTTCGCATTTCTTAGGGTACATGACCCGGACAAATAGCCATTTGGAAACGGCTTATCCAGAGCAACGTTCACGTTGGCCCACGTATCTGCCGCCACGGTATCAATAGCCGCTCCGCCCCAGTTGATAATCAGCCCACCCGGAAGGGTTATGTGACCCTTTGACCCCGGCGATCCGCCGACATTGCTGCTCATCTGCGGGAAGTCGATCTGACTTAGCGCATCCACAGTCATAATGTCCTGAGTGGTAGCGCCTGCGTTGCCACGAGCTAGTTTCATCGTGCCGTTGTCGGCGCTGGCGTCGAGGACGAAGTTATTCGCCGGAGTGACCGACAGGCCGAGTTGGGCCTTGATGATTTTGATGAGACTCATGGCGCCCTCCCTACAAAGAAACCGGAAAAGTAAGTGCTCGGAGGATCAACAAAAGAATCTTGTGTGACTTCTGATTGATAAACGAAAGCCTCAACATAATCAGTAGTCCCATTCAAATATGCAATTCCTGACCCCATCAACCTACTAGCCAAATCGCTGTTCTGCACAATAGTATCGCCAACCCCGTTTTTATTTATTGTCAGGATCATCTGAGCAGCAGCAGAAGACAAACGTACTCCGATGCTAAACATATACCAGCCGGCGATGGCTGGTTGAAAGCGAGAATTTATAGCATCATAAAAGTTATGTGAATCAAATAACTCTTGGTTGTATTGGCACTTCGTAGAGGTATTCTGAGGTAAGACCGTAGGAACATTTGCAACCGCCTTAAATATCGGCCCGTTATCCGCAGCCGTCGCCTGCACCGTGCTGTCGGGGAACTCGATCCCCTCCGTGCCTTTGATTTTCGTTGTCATACCACCACCCTTTTCGTGTACTGGTTTCCCCAGTGTCCGGTTTCATAGGCGTGTTTCATGTTCCCAGACCTGTCGCACCACTCAAGGTTATCCGCACGGTTGTTGTGTTTGTTTCCGTCCTTGTGGTTGACCTCTTTTAACAGCAAGGAGTCGGGGTTATGAACGTGCGTCAAAGCAACAAGACGATGGCGATTACGCCGGAATGTTTTCCCGTCGCGACGCAGCAGAACCCCAAGGTAATTCCCGCCGCCGCCCTTCAGAAAGGCGCCTGTGCGCTCGCTGAATACCTGACCGTCCTCTGTGACGAAATAGCCGGGAAACTCTTTCAATTCGATCATTTTCATCTTACACCACCGACCAAACACTGCCCGGTTCAACCGTAACCGCGAATCCATTCTCGACCTGAATCGGGCCGGCGGAAAGTCCGTTCGCCCCGCTCTTGACGGTGATGTTCTCGGCGATGCTCTGGGCGTTGTAGAAGACGCCCTTGACCAGAGCGTTGCCGTACATCTGCCCACCGCCAATCGCCACCCAGTTCGTTCCGTTCCAGCCTTCCCACCCGACCGCGGTCGAGGAGAACCGGATCGCGCCGAGCTGCGGAGAGGCATCGCGCTGTCCTTCGGTGCCGGCCGGAATCAGCGCGGTGCCGGTGTTGGACGTCTTCTTGACGTTCGCCGCATCCAGCGTGTTGACGTAGGTAATGTCCGCCTTCGTCGCAATCGCCGCCGCGTTGTTGGAGATCAGGGTGTCCTGAGCGTCATTCTCGGAGTCGACATAGGTCTTGTCGGCCTTCAGGGCAATGGCCGCGTCTTGGCTCGTGTTCTTCGATTTGATCCCGTCAAGATCGGTCTGTAGACCGGTAATGGCTGCAATCGGGTGTGCGTCCGGCTGGCTGCGGCCGGAAAGCGCGTTGTGCTGCAACGACGTGGTCGCAGACTGCCACGAATTGTTTGACCGCAGATACATCCCGCCGTCGGCAGGAGCCTCTTCCACTGCACCGATGAAGGTACGGGCTGCCTGCGGGGTCTTCGCCTGTCCTAGCGCGTCCCAGACGGTGTCCGAGACCGCATTGAGAAACGCGGAGCAAATCTTTGTTTCAAAATCGACGAAAACGATTTTGTCCATCAGTTGAACCCTCCATCAAATCCGCCGCTGAAACCCTTGCTGCTGCCTCCGCCCTCCGGTGCTCCGCCGCTAGGCCCCTCGCCACACACATACGCCCCGCTCGTCTCTGCGTCCCACACAGGAGCAGGAGCTGGAGAGCAGGCAATCGCGAAGCATGCAATCGCCCGGCAGGCAATCGAGGTCGCATAGTCAGGCGATACCCACCGATCTGTGGCAGAGCATCCACCATCAGCCCACTGCGGGGCCGGGGTGGCTTCTGGAGACCAGCAGGTACTAGGCAAGGCGGACTCTCGGGGCGGTCGCGATTGATCGTGTGGCGCCCTGCTCGACCAGAGAAGCAAGCCGAGCGCCGAAGACCTGACTCCATTGGGCCAGCCGTGCGTCGTCCTTCAGATACACCGCGGCTTCGTTCAGGGCGCCGTAGAGGTACAGATCGGAGTGGTAGTTGGAAATCCAGTTGGTGTCCGTGTTGCCCTGAAGCGGACGCACGGCGCCGTAGTAGTCGAGGTGGTACAGGGTGTCGGCAGCCGGCGACGGGAAGAGCTCGGCGCAATCCCCACGGATGATGTAGGCCCGCCCCACCGCCGCGGCAGCATCCCGGCCGTCCGCCTGAAACTGGGCGAGCGTGCCGACGTCGTCACGGAGCAGGATGATCTGCATCAGATCGACCGGAAGCGGCAAGATCGCGTTCCCGGCCGGCTGGGTGAAAGTCGTGCGCCGCATGTTGTTCGGGTGCTCCCTGAGCACGCGGTTGAACACCCCCTCGATGGAGGAAATCATCGTGTTGATGTCGGTGTCGTTCAGGTTCGGCCGGTTCAGATACGACTTGACCGCCGCCACAATTTCGCCCCGGTTCATACGCCCCCCTTGTTCTCAATGGCCCCGCGCCAGAAGGTCAGCATCTGGTCGTTGCCGGTCATCATCTGGTTCCTGAACGACTCGACGGCCGCAGAGGTCTGCCGCTGCTGCTGCGAATTCTCGATCATCAGGATGGGAAGGAATGCGATTGCACACCCGTCATTGTCGATTTCCTGACCGGTCTGCGGGTTGATCCCGCGTAGCCGGGTATGCCACAGGCAGCGGCTGCACTCATGCCCCAACGGGCAGGTCTTCTCGGCCATGTCAGTTACGCACGCAGAGAATCATGTCGATGTACCGCGGCGCCCAGCTTGCCGGCGAGGCGTTGTTGTCGGTCGTTCCTGAAACGCCGTGCGTGTGCAGGGTCGAAATACCGCCGGTTTGACCAGATACTTCGTGCCTGTGGTTGATGTCGGAATGATTGACGCTGATCCCGGTTCCTGACCCGGCACTGTTCAACCCGCTGATTCCGGGGCTGGCATAAGGGTAAGACTGCGCGTAATCGGACGTGCCGCGCTGACCCATGTTCAGCCCGTGAGCATGGCCCGGGTCCGAAACCCCGTGGTTGTGCGGATTGCTTTCCAGCATGTAACCAGACACCGCGTAAAACGGATGCGAGTGGTCCGTACTCTCTGTCGTTGAAGACCCGCTGAAACCGTGCGTGTGCGCCGGAACCTTGTCGTTCAGGACCGGGTTATCCACACCACCAGAGACCCCGCCGGCCACTGCCGACCCGACGATCCGCATCGCGAAGGTGTCGGAGAAGCCGGTGACGCGAGACCAGCCAGCGGGCGCGGAGGCTTGGTAGAAGGGCAGGATAGAGCCGGCCGGAACCGACCCGGCATTGATCTGGGCGTCCGACAGGGTGATCGGCCCGGAGACGTTCGGGAAGGTATTGACCAGCACCTGTTTGATTCCCCGGAGATGGTCGTCTCCCGCGTCGGGAAGGTCAGAGCCGAGCGGCCATGCCTCGTTCAGGTCGTCAATGAATTTGCCGGTTCCGGTCAGGTCTTCTAGGGGCATGTCGTGTTCCTCACGTGAATGAATTGACCGGATCGACGCTGATAATCAGCGCCGCGCTCCGCAGCGTGACAGAGACGCCAGCGACCTCGGCCGTAATGTAGATCGAGTAGATCGCCGCCGGATCGGCGTAGTCGATTGCTGTCAGAGCAACCGCAATAGGGTTTCCGGCGCCCGCCCCGTTGCCGGTGATCCGCCATGCGGTAGGGGAGCCGTTCTTGTACAGGGTGAAGGTCAGAAACCGCCCCGTCGCGCACTCGAAATCGGTCGTGAAGTTGATGGTGGAAGTCCCGCGCTCGGCCCGCGTGATCTCGCCGTTCACGAAGCTGCTCGATGTCTGGTTCGCGTCCGAGTCTGACTGGGCAGCCCAGAGCATCTTGACCGGGGTTGTGCCGACTGTCTGCACACGGTCCGGGTTTTGTGTCAGCACCCCGTAGGCCGGCCTGATCGCGTTCAGGAACTCCAGCAGGTACTCGCGGACCTTTGCCGGGGTGATGAATTGGGTCGTGTTGTCCGGGAAGAACACCCCCAGATCGTTCTGAAGCTCGACAAAGCTCTTTCTCATGCCGCTGCCTTCCAAAGGTCTTTCGTCCGGCCGCCGCAGGCCTCCTCGACCGGACAGGTGGCGCAGTCCGGCATCCCGACTGAGCCGTTGCGGTAGGCGTCAGGGAGCATCGGCCCAAGATAGTCCTCGACGTCCTTGTCCGACCAGTGCCACAGGGGGAAGGTGTAAAGCATCCCCTCGACCACTTCGCCGGGATAGACGACATGGATGTGCGGGTCGCATGCCTTCGAGCCGCGGATAACCTGCTTGAACCCCATTTCATGCAGGGCGGTGTTCATCGGCATCCAGATGTTCTCGTTGCAACACCGGGTCCAGTCCCTGCCCGTGGGGTCGCCGTGCTTGGCGCGATACCCGAGAGAGTCTGCCTTGATCGTCTTGAAGTGCGGAACGGACAATCTCAGCTTCTCGATCATCATCCGGGCCGACAGGGGCAGATCGCCCGAGTCCACGTGAATGACGGTCAGGAACGGCCACAGGGCTCGCATGTGCATCAGCAGAGCCAGCGAGTCCTTGCCGCCGGAGAACTGGAGGGCGGTCCTCATATAATCGAGCCGGCCAACGTCAGCGGAGTGCTCAGGGCGATTTGCCCCTGCATGTAGGCATAGGCGCCGCCAGCATGCCCAAGGTAGCGGTCAATGTCCCACGCGAAGATGATGCGCCCCGGGCCGACGAAAGGCCCAAGCCTAGCCGTCAGGTGGGTGGTGATCTCGGGGAACTGCACGCCGCCGACGTTTTGCACGATAACTTCGTCATTTTCCGTCACCTGAAACATGGCAACCGTACCCCCGGCAAAGGCGCCATCTGGCGAGAGGTCTCCTGCCAGTGGATCGAGCCGATAGCCGACGCTGCTGATAGAAAACTGCTCTGGCGTGAGCGTGAATTGCTTCGCCGTCGGGACAACGGAGTTCTGAAGCAACTTCAGGACGTTGCCCTTGATCCACTTTCCCCGCGTCAGGTTGTGGATAACCGGCTGCCGGTGGCGGATAAGCTGGCGCATGTCAGGCAGTCGGCAGGATCGCGCAGCAGTCACGCGCCCCGGCAGCACCACCACCATACGAAGCCATGCCATCCACGAAGGCCTGAGCGTTCGCGTCTCCAGCCTGCGCCTTGTAGCTGCTGCCAGTCAGGCGGACGTTCGCGGCAGCCACCACACCGGCCCCGGTCGAGGCGCCAGTGTTCGCGACACTCACCAGAGCATTCGCGGCAGTGTTCGCGCCGATTGCGGTATCCACCTGAGCCGCGGTGCTGGTGATCGCGCCGACAGAGCTTGTCGCCAGCGAGACATTGACCGTCGTCCCGGCAACCGAGACGGCCAGCGACTTGCTGTTCCCGCCCGGGTTGATGAGGTTGATCTGCACACCGTCACCCGGGACCACGGAGGTGTAGGTCAGGCCGTTGTTCGCGCCAACCGTCCCGGTCGTTCCCGTGGCCGGCGTGATCGAGCCGCCACCCTTCTTGAATGCCCGGCCCTCGCAATACGCTTTGACCAGCATCGGGTCGTTCGGAACCTTCGTGTTGCCTGTGATTTTCAGTTTGCCGGGCATTGCTATCTCCTTGTCGGACGGGGGCGAGGCTTCGGTTTCTTGCATGCCATGATACTACCTCGACGGGGTCAAAATGTGATCCACCACCATGACTTCGGGGTGGGCTTGAATCAGTTGCAGCAGCTTGGCTTGTCGGTCGGCCTTGACCGGCGAACGAAGCTCGGGGTTCTCGCGGAGCCACTTGTTGTACATGATCTCCGGGATCGAGGCGAGTTGCTGCGCCCACTGGCCGGGACGGTGCTCCAGCTTCCGCTTCTCGGCGTTGGCGCGGAGGATCGCGTCCTCATTGATCTGCGTCTTCTCGACGTACAGCTTGTTCTCGTGCGGCTGGAATACGGACTTGGTCCGAAACAGCCCGTCATCATGCTGGTTCATGGTTTCGCAATCCCTTTCGAGCGAAGAACCGTCGCGATCTTGGACGGAACCGCCACAGAGGTGCCTGCAAGGGCTCTGGAGCCGTACAGGAACGTGTCCTTGACCAAGACGACGGTTTCAGTGTCCGCGGCCTTCTGGGGCGCTTCCTGTGCGTCCTGATCGGCCTCTGGCTCATGGTAGAGCGGCGTTCTGGGTCGTCGTGCCATTCTGTCCTCCATGTGAAAAAGGGGGGAAGGGTCATAAGCCCAACCCCCCTATTCTATGTCACACCAACCGATCAGGCCGTGACGGCGAGGGTCGGGTCGATGTCGGCAATGACGCCGTGGGCTGCTTCGTTGTTCACGATCAGCGTCCAGTCAACAGCCATCTGGCGGTTGTCGGCGAGGCCGGTCTTGGCGAGCGGTTCCACACGGTAGCCGTGCAGGAAGCCGAGCGACAAGTAGGCCGGGTCGATGATGTAGACGTTGGCGCAATCGCCGTCGTCGGCCGCGTACAGTTGCTGCAAGCGGTTGTCCACCAGTTCGAGCGTGCCGAAGTCGGTCACAAACACGTTGACCGATCCCAGAGCGGTAGCCTTTTCCGAGCTCTTGCCCTGATCGGACGTGAGGGTTGCCACACGCGCCGAAGAGGTGAACAGGTACTCGGAGAAGCCGCGAATGACACCGGGAACGGACATCAGGACGGACGGATCGCCGCCTTCCTGATACACGCTCTGGACGATGTCGCGCACGGTCTTTTCGGACAGCGCACGCTTCGCACCAACGGCCGGGGCCGCCACGATGCCGGTCGAGAAGCCACCATCGGCGCCAGTGGTGCCGCGGTTGGTCGAGGTCGTCAGCCAAGCACCCAGACCACCGGACTTGCCGGCGTTGGTGTTGCCGTCATCAGCCAGAGAGGCTTGATGCGTCAGGGCGATAGCCTCGACGTCACGGCGGAGCTCTTGCTGGCGACGCATGACCTGATAGGCCAGTTCGTCCGAGCGACCGATAACGTCGACGTTCTGGGCGCGGGTCGAGACGCGAACCACCTTGACCGAAATCTGGCAGTGGTTGCCGACGCGGGCGCCGACGACGGTGTTGTTCCCGGACTGGTCGGAACCGTCAACCACGGCGTTCGTGATGTTCGGCGCGGCCAGCTTGTCAATCGTCCATTCCTTGTAGGGATTGTCCGACGTGTCCGAGCCGATGCGGTCGGTTAGGGGGAGCGGGATGCGACTGATGTCGAAAATGCGCTCCATGACGTCCTCACGGATGAGGCCTTTGTAATCGACGGCTTTCAGGTCTGCTGCGTCGAGGTTTGCTGTGGACATGGTGTCCTCCTATCGAGAATTGAGTAGTGCCTGAATCGCAGCGACTTGATCGCCGCGCTTCTGCGTGGTTTTGGCTCTCTGCACCAAGTTCTCCGTCTTCCGCACTGCAACGGGGGCAACTTTGCGGTTCCCGGGCTGGACTACCGGCTTGGGTGCTTTCCGCACCTTCTGCACGGCGCCCTGAACGGAAGCGATGTGCTGATACCACCGGAGTGCCATCAGTGCCACCACCCGCGCCCGAGCATCGACGATGGACGCCAGTTCCTGCGGGGCAAATCCGACCTTTTCCATCAGGAACCCGTCGAGCTCTTGGGCTTCCTTCTGGGCAACCGCCGGGTTGCGCCACTCAGGCACCGCGGAAAGAAACTTCTCGTTGTTCTCCGCCACCAGTTGCTGCATCACTTGCTGCTGCATCACGGCCCGTTGCTCCTGCACGCGCTTCAGGTCATCCTTCGCGCCCGCATATTCAACCGCCATCTGCTGCTGCATGAATGCCGCCCGGCCCGGGTCAGTCTGAGAAAGCCCTTCCCAATCCACCGCGCTGTACCGCTCCTGAGCCGCTGCGATACGGCCCATTGCGTCACGCTCTTCCTGCGAAATCTGGTTCTGGCCCGTGAGAATCTGCTGCTCCGCTTGGCGAAGCCGCTGGTACTCCTGAGTCAGATTTTCCCTTGCTGCATTGATCTCGGCGCGTTCGCGAGAAGCCATCTGCAAGGCATCCTTCATCTGGCCGATAGGAATCTCTTCCCCCGTATCCAGCCTGACAGACAGCCCGTAAATGTCCTCCGGCGTCCAACCGGCAGCCTTAGCGAACTCGGTCAGGGTGCGAATCTCTCCGCCTTGCTCCCCGCCAACTTCCGCCTCTTCTGCCTGCGCTTCGATCCCGTCCTCGACCGCGTCGTCTTCGTGGCTCTCGCCCGACGCTATCTGCTCCGGCTCTTCGGTGACTTCCTCGACCGCCGCTTCATCTCTGACCGGCTCGTCGGTGCTGCCACCACTGAGCAAGTTCGACACTGCCGATACCTGCTCCTGAACCCCTCTCGGTTGGTTCGTTTCCATATCTTACACCCTTCCATTTATGCGCGTCTCCGCGCTTTTCGTCAATCGGCGTTCGAGCTCGGTTCTCACCTGACCCAGCGCCCACACTCGCATGGCGACGCCACGCAATTCATTCCCCGCAGGGTCGGCCCGGCGGAACTGGTTGAACAGATCGGCTTCGATTTCTCGGAATACGTCATCGAAAATCTTGGAGTCAAGAATCTCCTGCGCCGTCATCAGTCGTAACTCCCCTCGCCGCCGCCGGCGTAGCCCAGACCAAGCATCCCAAGCACCGCGGCCGGAACGATACCCTGCTCAACCAGCTTCTTCAGGGCAGGCAGGCCGCCAGAGCCGAGCGCCTCCATCATCGGGGCGTAGTACGGGGCGGAACGAAGCCCGAGCTTCTCGGCCTGCGCCGTGACCGTGTCGAGCAATTCCTGAGCGTACCCGCCCTGCATGGTCTGGTTGAAGTTCTCGACCATCTTCGGGCCGCCCGCCTCGATCTCGGAAATGAACGGCTTCGAGGACCACCTTTCGCTCGGAACCTCGGGGAGAATCCCACCCGAGTTGTTCAGCCAGCGCAAATCGCCACCAGTGGCACCAGCGTGCGCCTGTAGCGCGGCCCGAAGCTCCGGCGCGAAGATGTCTTTGGTCTGACCCTCGTCGCCGAACTGAAGCCCGCGGACGCCCCTTGAATCGACGATAGGAACATGCACGCCGAGAGAGGCGAGACGCTGGTTTGCCCGAGAAAGATCATCACCCTGCAATGCGCCGCCGGGATATTCGATCCTGAATGCGTTCGACTGATTTGCCGGAGCCCCACCACGATTCAGCGACGTCAGGTAGTTGTAGGCCGACTGATCCTGAACGCCGACAAGCCCATGCGCCCCCGCAATGGAGCGGACAACCTGCTCGCTCGCCGGGTCCATCGCCTGCTCGGCAAGCGTCGTCGGGTTTGACATCTTGCCAACGCCGACCAGCGAGGCATATCCCGGGTTCGTGGCGCCCTCGTAGACGCCCACGTTGGGCAAGGACGTGTCAGTCAGCGCCCCCATGCCCCGAGCCAGCCGGTCAATCCCCTGCGGGCCTGTGTTCACGTCCTCCAGCGCCTGAGAAAATCCCTGACGAACCTCGTAGGGCATGCTGCCCAGTTCCTCAAGGTGTCCAGACCTCGTGCTCGGCACCCACTCGCGGGTGATCTGGGCCTGATACTCGGGGGCAAAGTAGCCGTAATGCTGCGCCGTCTCTCCGACCTGCCGGCCTTCCTTCTTGGCCTTCTGCGAAATCCACGCGGCAGCCTGTGCGCGGTAGGGATTCCAGTCGGTAGCGCCACCCAGCGCCATGTTGTTCGCCTTGCCAGAGACATAATCCGCCTGCTCGTCAAGGAACCTGTGCGCCGCCGGAGGCACGCCCTTTTTCCAGTCTTCTCCGGTCTTCGGGTCTTTGATGTCCCACGCCCGCATGTCGTGAATGTCGTGCGTCGGGCGGCTTGCAAACTCCTTGCCGCGCCAATCGACCGACAGGCCGGCAGAGAATGGCCCGCGCTTCAGCCCGGCCGCGGACGCCTCGGGGTCAGTGAAGGTGCGGGTGATCTCCTTGCCCATGTTGTTCGGGAACTTGCCGGAGTGGATCGGCTGGCCCAGAAGATGCTGGTTCCACGCCTTGTTGGTGTACATCAGGTTCGGAGGTACTGCCGTGCTTGAAGACGTCGTTGCAAGCGCGTTCGCGACCTTGTCAGACTCTGCCGGCACCCCACCGGTCCAGCGATTGATCGCGGCCGACGACTCGTCGTACCAATGGCGGCCGGGCGTACCCGCCTCCATGTGGGCCATGTAGTTCGAGCGCATCCTGCCCAGTTGGGCCGGGGTGATGTGTCCGAGCGCACCGGTGGCGTCATAGACCCGCTTGCCCTCTTCGGTGGTCTTCAGCTTGTTGCCGCGTCCCTGCATAGGGACTTCCACCGAGCGAGACGCAAGCCCCTCCTGACCAACCGCGGTCTTCACCGGGGCGACTGCCTTGCGTACCGAGTCGTCAATCACGCCGCGGGTCATTCCGGCCATGCCGGCGAACATCCCGGCGCCAGCGCCCATCCCGGCCAGCAGCTTCCCGCCAGCCATGATCGGCTTCGAGATTCCAGAACCGATCAGGTCGTCAGGGGCGAACATCGGCGCCTCCAGCGCATGACCGCCGGGGCGCTGGTACTCCGGCTGCCACTCCGGCTCTGACGGACGCGACATCACGGACCCCTTCAGGCGTGCCTGATCCTGCTGCCTCTTGCGCCACGCCTTAAGCTCAAACAGATCGCGATAACCGATTGCCATTACCTTCCCCCAACTTTGCGAACCCAGTCTTCACTCAGCAAGTCTTTGAACGGCAAACTGGAATGCGTCCATTTCTCGCCACCATACCCACCCAGAGACGGCAGGGCGAAGGGCGGGCTGTATATGCCGCCGTCCGTGTTCTTCCACAACGTCTGCTCTACCGGGGTCGTGAACTCATCCCCGAAGAAGTTGTTACGCAACCACTCGTCCGACTCGCCAGCCCGCTTCTGAACTGCGTTCGCCATCTGCTCGCCATACAGCGACCGGTAGGCGTCGTACTCACTCGCCCGTGCATACGCAGCGGGGTTCGCCGACTTCAGGGCATTGATGGCCTGCCGGACCTGCGTCGGGTCTCGCCCGGCGCCAACGTCGGCCGCGATCTGGTTCCGAAGCCTGCGCTTCTCCTCGAACAGCCGGCTGAAATTCTCCGGCCCGCCACCCTGCGGCAGCTTCTCGATGTCTTGGATGCCGTGCGTAACCTCGTGAGAGACGACAGGGACCAGCGAGTTCGCGCTCTCCGCGTCCTTCGTGCCGATCTCGATCAGGTTCTGCGACGGGCTGTGGAAGGCGCCACGGGTGTGCGGATTTATCGACAGGTCCATCTTTCCGATGATCGGATAGTTGTCGTACAGCTCCGGGTGGTCAAGGAACTGCGACAGCGGCATGTTCGGCACGTCCTGACGCGGAGGCGTCTTCAGTTGGTTCTCGGCCCTCAGACGGCGTTGCAGGTACGGCTCGAACTCGGCATAGGTCATCTTTCCCTCGGCCCGCTGCTGCTTCGCCCACTCAAACGCCCCGTTGGCGTCGTCCACCTCGGCGCGAAGTTTCGCGAAGTCAGGCAGCCACGGGGCATTGATCCTCGCCCCCTTGTCGGAAAACTCCTGCAACACGGTCCCGGTCGGCATCACGTAGTTCTTCGGAACGTCGAACCATATCTCCCGCGGGGTGGCGCCCATGCCGGCAAGCCGGGATGCCTCCTGCGCCGCCTTCTCGTTAAATCCCCTCGCGCCTCGGCCCATCAGCGTGCCGCCAAGCGCCGGAATGAACGGCAGCACCCCGGCCGCGTTCAGCCCGGCCGACAGGTAGTTGCCCTCCTTGAAGTCGTCCCACGCCAGCTTCCCGGCGGCAATGTCCGACACGCCGGGCGCGAACGAGTTTGCAATCGCCTCGGTCGCACGGCGGCCGGTCAGTTGCGGGAACGTCTCACTCACCGACTTCTGCGCCACCGGCGCGTGCTGCGGCATCATCGTGCCGGTGCGCTTGCGCCTCTGGAGCTCGGCGAGAACTGAGGACATGCCGGCCATGATCTACCCCTTCGGTGGTTGTTTGAAGCCCACCTTGCGGAACCTGCGCCCCGTCCGGTAGGCCTCCTTCAGCGTCTCGGCAATGCGCTTGCACTGCTCCTCTGTGCGGCAGCGCACATTGGCAACCTTCGGCGCCTTGATCGTCTTCATTGCATCGGCCCCGCGGGCTGGAGCTCCTGCGGTTCGTCGGGAACCGGGTCGCCGTCGTACTTGGCATTGAGCTCCACCAGCTTCAGGCGCTGCTCGAAGCTCTTCAGGATCATATCGAACTGGGCCTGCATCTGGGCCTGCTGCGCCTTCATCGTCTCGATCTGGGCCGCGGACTCCGACCGGATCGTGGCGGACCTGACCGTACCTTCGGCCTTGATCTTCTCCATGTCCAGCGGAACCTGCAATTGCGCCTGTGCAGCCTGCTGCTGAATCTGCGCCTGCTGCTGTGCGTTCTGCTGCTTCTGCTGCGCTGCCTGCTGGGCCTGCGGCGACTCGGGGTTCTGCCAATACTGGTTCGGATCGGGCAACCCAGCCATCCGGGCGGCGTCCACGAGGGTGTGGTAGATGTTGCTCGGCGTCACGAGGATGCCATCCATCCCGGAGGACATGGCTTGAATCTGGGCTTGCAGGATCGAACCAAGAGCGGCCGACCTTCGCGTCCTCTCGCCAACGGACATGCCGAGCGAGACAACCATGTTGTCCCGGGGGCTCCATTGCGCCGGGTTGGCGGTCTGCCAGCCGGTCGAGCCCGGGATCACCAGAGGATTCTTCTGGTACGAACGCAGCAGGGCGTGCAGCTTCAGGTACAGCGGCTTAATCAGCGTCTCGGCGAGGTTCTTCGCCACCATGGCATTGACCTGCTCGGCGGCAGACATCATGCGTTCGAGGCCATGGGCCGTATCACCCGCCAGTGCATTGACCTGCGCCGCGGAGTCGATTGCGCCGCCGCCCTTGTCCTTGCGGACCTCGTCCATGTACGTCAGCACCGAGAAGAGCTGGGGCGGAATCTGAACGTCCGGGATCGGGAAGACGGAACCCGCGGCCTTCATGCGGACCACGCCACCCATGACTGAGGTAAGCAGATCGTCCATGTTCACGTCGCGGTCGATGGCGCCGATCCGCTGGCGTACGTTGCGCTTGCTGGCGTCCAGCAGGTCACGGGTCAGGCTGGTCTTGACGTCCTGCACGCTCTTCAGCTTGTCGAACAGGCTGAT